GATTCGCAATGGTCGAAGGTGGCGCGCACGCAAGGCGCGCCGGGGAAGATTCATCGACTGACGATCGACCTCTCGACGCTCGGCCTGAAGGTGAAATAGATGGCGATCATGAAGGAATGGCGGTGCCTCATTCACGGCGAATTCGACGGCACGCACCCCATCTGCCCGGGACCGCGTTGTGCGTCCAAGGCCGTGGTGCAGGAGTTTCGCACCGCGCCGGGCGCCAAGTCCGCGCGCACCAAGTTCACGGATGCTGGCCTTCGCAAGTCCGCCGACATGTATGGCATCAACAATTTCAAGAGCGCCAAGCCGGGCGAGGTCTCCTTCGCCGGCCGCTCCGATCCTGCGCTCGGGCAGAAGGTGCTGTGGGGCGATGAGTGCAAGCAGGTGTTCGGGCAGTCCTTCTCGCAGTTGACCCAAACCGCCGCAAAGCCCTTGGCGGTACCGACCCGTGATGGGCGAATGCTCTCGATCACGCGCAATAACGGCATGGTCGAAGCCGCCGAGGCCGCCGGCATCACGCGCTCCAAACTGCCGAAAGCCGGGGAAATCACCCGCGCGCCGAAAGACCTGTGAAACTGCCCTCGGACTTGCTCGACCGCCACCTGCTCGTGCACGAGTTGATCCGCCAGTGCACGAACTCGCGCACCGACCGCTTCAACTTCTACCAGACCGCGCGCAATTACTACCTGTTCGGCTCCTCGGATAACCGCGGCGCGCCCTACAACAAGATCGGCAGCACCGTCGATACGCTCTCCAGCTTCATCTACTCGCCCGACACGTTGCGCTTCTCGCTGCACTTGGGCACCGAAGCCACGCAAGATGACATCGCCAAGGCGGTCCCGCTCGGGCGCGAGGTCTCCGAGCAGTGGCGCATGTCGAAGATTCACTTGAACTTCGGCATTGGCGTGCGCTGGGCGAATGTGTTCGGCTGCATGCTCTTTAAAACCCGCTGGTACAACAAACTCGTCAAGGGCGCGCTGGTCGAGCCGCATCAGTTCGGCGTCTTGCGCGAAGACATCGTGGATTTGGACGATCAGGAGGCATTCACCCACCACTACACCATCACCAAGTCGCAGCTCGAGGCAAACTTGGCCGGCAATCCCAAGAAGGCCTCGATCTTGGCGCGCGTCGGCCGCTCCTCCTCGGATCAACTGCCGCCGATGTCATCAGGACTCTCGCGCCTGATCATCGGGAGCCCTGTGGGCGGCGTGCCGCAGTCGATCGCGATCCCCGGGCAGCAGTCCGCTTTCACTGGCGGCCAGGGCGGCGCCGCGATGGGCCCAACCTACGACTACGGCCCGAAGGTCGAGGTGGAACTGATCGATATGTGTGACTTGTACATCTGGGATGACGAGCAGGAGGACTACCAGGTCATCACGCGCGCCGCCCCCGATGTGACGATCTACGACCGCCCGAACGAATGGCTCGGGCACGCGAAGGGGATTGCCCCCTTTTCGGTGATCCGCCCGGAATACAACCTCTACGACTACTTCTGGGGGGCATCCTTCGTCGCGCGACTGCAAATGCTGCAGGACTGGCGCACCGAGCGCACCTATCAGATCAAGGAAATCCTCTCCAAGCAGGCGAATCCGCCGTGGACCATCACGGGAGCGGCGGGCATTCAGGAGGAAAAGTGGGCGAGCCTGCGTAGCGCCGGCGGTATTTTGCCCTTCCCGAACCCCACCGGCTCCGCAACCCCGCATCCGCCGGAGATGCCGGGGGACATCTTCGCTGAGCTTGGCCAGATCGATGCCATGTTCGACGATCAGGCGGGCTTGGGTCACGTGCTGCAGGGCAAGGGCGAGCCCGGGGTTCGCAGCCGGGGCCAAGCGGATTTGATGGCGCGCTTGGGCTCTTCGCGCCCGAAAGAGCGCGCGATCGCGGTGGAGGAGAGCGCCGAGGATGTCGCCTACAAGATTCTTCGTCTGGTGCAGGATCACTCCGAGCAGCGATTCATGTTCCGCGCCGAGGGCAAAGAGTTGCCGTTCATCGCCGAGCAGTTCACCAAGGATTTCGAGGTCAAGGTCGACGCCCACTCCTCGAGCCCGATTTTCGTCGAGGACCGCAAGCACGACGCGGTGACGCTCTTGGAAGCGAAGGCGATCACGCGCTCGACGTTCCTCGACATGTTCGACCCGCCGAACCTGCAGGAATTGCAGGAGCAGTTGAAGGGCATCGAGAAGGCGGAACTCGAGGCCAAGAAGCTCGAACTGCAGATGGGACAGCATCAGCAGCACGAGAAAAAGCGCAAAGTCGGCTGATGCTTGCATTCGTCGATTGTGGAGGCGCACAATCGAGGCTGACCCGCAGTATGGCTGCTCTGCGTGAAAAGTGGCCCCTCAATCAGGAGTGCACCATGGCCCGTCGGCATCGTCGTCACAAGCGGAAGTAGTCGTGGCCCTCTCGCCACCCGGTCGGGGCGGCTTTAAGCCCCGTCGTCAAAAACGTGCCCGGAGACGCATGTGAGTGTGTCCCCGGAATTGATGCAACGCATGACCGGAGGGGGGCAGCCTCCTCCGGCCGCTCCCGGGGGCGCTCCGGGTTCGCAGCCCGCCGCCGCCGGCCAGGCCCCGCAAGCGCAGGCGCCCGCCGCCGCGCCGATGTCGACCCCGCAGGACAAGCGCGGCGTCAAAGCCGCCGCGATGACCAACCTGCACATCGCCGTCAACATGCTCGAGGAGGCGATCGGCGCCTTCGGCTCCGAGTCCAAGGAGGGGGGCGCGATCCTGAAGGCGTTGAATGGACTTGCGCCCTTGCTCGCAAAGAAAGATACTTCCGACCTAGTACCGGCCGAAATCCTCCAGATGGTCAAGCAATTGCCCCAGATGGGCGGGGGGACGCAGGTGCAGCAGGCGATCATGAAGCAGATGCAGCAGGCGAAACCACAACCGGCCCCGGCCGCGTGAGGATGTATGTCAACTCGCTACCTTGAACCCTCGACCACCGGCCTTCGCAAGCCGACCGATCCCGGCAAGAACAACGGGCAGATGATCAATCCCCCGCGCTACGCCGAACACGGCGGCCTCACCGGGCCCACCAAGGTCGCGCAGGAAAATCCGCTGCACATCAGCAAGCCGGGCGGCGGGAGAGTCTGATGGCCACCCTCGAAGATATGACGGTCGATCAACTCCTCGCGCACGCGAAGTCGTTGGAGTCGAAGGCCTCCTTCTTCGATGCCATCAACAAGAACCCGAAGACGCGCGAGACCACTTTGCGCATGTTGAAGGAGGCGAATCCCGCCCTCTCCATCCCCGAAATCGACGCCAAAGACGCGGTGCTCGGGGAGTTGAAGACCGAGCGCGACAAGCGCGAGGAGCTCGAGCGCAAGTTCTTGGAGCGCGAGGCGCGCGACAATGTTCGCGAGCGCCGCGAAGCGATCCGCAAGGCCTACAAGTTGACCGACGAGGATGTGGTCAACGTCGAGAAGATGATGGTGGACGAAAAAGAGGTGAACCTGACGCACGACATGGCCGCGCGCCTGTATGTGGCTCAGCGAACCTCAGCCACCCCCACCCCCGCCTCCTTCATGCCGCCGACCTACCAGATGCCCGAGAAGGATGTCTGGGGCGGGGCGATCGGCAACCCCGCGAAACTCAACAAGATCGCGATGGATCAGGCGTACGAGGCGTGGGGCGAGATCACCAGCGGAAAGGTCGCGGGCCTCGGAGGCGCGCGGCTGAATTGAACTTAAAACCTCTCTCGGGTGTTTGACCGGCGCCTCGGGAGACAAGTGACGTAGGAGCGAGTTTATGCCGGTTCTTGGTACAGGAATTGTCCCGTCAGGGGGCGTGAATAGTCTTGGAGGAGAACTCCAATACGTCGTCCGCCGCGCCTTCGTCAAGAAGCTGGTCGTCCAGCTCTACAACACCTCCCCCTTGGCCGCGGCGCTGATTGCGAACAGTCAGCCCGCGACGGGCGGCGTCTCCTCGGTCACGATCCCGGCGCAGGGCGCGCAGTTCGTGAACCTGCAGTGGGTCGGCTATGACGGCTCTTTCAATCAGCCGGCCGTGCAGCCCGCGGTTACCAACCTCGAATTCAATCTCAAAGGGGCCGTCATCCCCATCCCCTATCTCGGGTTCGAGGGTCTTATCCAAGACGCGCACGAGATCATTCCCTTGCTCGCCGCGCGCATGAACGATGCGGGCAATGTCTACTGCGATGGCGTCGCAACGGCGCTTCTCAACAACGTCTCGAACAC